GCAGTGTCAGCGCCAGCGATCAACCCGAAGCTGTTGGAGAAACACGAGCCGAACTATCTGACTCGGCTGCTCAATTTTTTGTCGACTATGGATCAGGCTGCGACGCCGAAGTCATCCACGGCAACGAAGTAAAAGACCATCTGGCAGCCTGCCGGGCGGCGCTTGAACAACAACAATTGATTTTAAAGGAGTAAACATGCCGCCAGCAGAAGACGATCTTAGACGCATTGCCGAGGGCTTTGGCGAACTGAAAGGTGAGCTGCGCATTATGCATCAGCAAACCATGCGCTCGTTTGACAATATCCGAGACGATATGCAGCGGATGGAAGAAAGCCAAAAGCAAGCCATGGAAAACATGGAGGAGCGTATCAACGGCAAGATTGACAGCCTGGGTGGGCGCGTTAAAACCCTTGAGCAGAAAAGCGAAGACCAAAAGGTCGCAGCTGCCAAGCAAGGTGTCGTTGTCAGCGGAATCACCGCTGGTTTGACCTATGCCGTGATTGAGCTGCTTAAACGGATTCCGCACTAATGGCGCACAGTCAAGAAACCCGCAACAACGTCCGCAAGGCATTTGTTGTCGACGGCGTACCGATGACGGTTGCTTGCACCGTGCATGGCGTTAGCTATGACACAGGTCGTGAGTGGAAACGCCAGGCAAAAGAAGCTGGCGACGATTGGGATACCGCCCGCGCTGCACACCAGATCAGCAATCAATCCACCGACGATGTGATCAAGCAGCTGGTCGACATCATTGTCCGCCAGGCACTGGTGATCTCGCGTGAGCTGGATGAGGCCAACTTAGGGCCGGTACAGAAAACAGAGCTGCTTGCCAGTGTGAGTGATGCGATTGCCAAGTTTAGCAAAAGCATTGCCCGCATTGACCCCAAGCTGGGCGCACTGAGTATTGCGCTGGATACGCTCAAAACCATTGCAGAGTACCTGCAAAAACATGATCGCGTGGCGCTGGCACAGTTTCAGGATCACCTGGAAGGTATCGGCGCTGTTTTACAGAGCCGGTTTGGTTAACGGCAATTTTTGAAAGGTAAATGATGAGTACAAATGATCAAAAGATTGAGCAGGAAATCCAAGATAAAGGTCTGAATGCGCCACGTCTCACACCTGCTGATATTGATGCCACCATTGTGGGTGAGCAGTATCACGTGTTTCCTGGTACCACTCTCACAGTGTGCTGCCTGCAACTGAAAAACGGGGCTACGGTGACGGGCGAAAGTGCATGCGTAAGCCCAGCTAACTTTAATGCAGAGTTGGGTCAAAAGATTGCTCGCGAAAATGCCCGCGAGAAAATCTGGCAGCTTGAAGGCTACCTGCTCAAACAGCGTTTGTACTTGGCTGAGACAATCGTTTAAAGATTGGGTTATATGTTCTTTAAATGGCAATTCACTCGATACGGGCAATTAGCATCAGGCATCTTTTATCTGATTCTAATGCCCTTATTGCTGCCCGTTTTGTTTGTTATCTTCAACCTTAAAGCGGTATGGATTGAGTTTAAGGAAAGTGCAGAGGATTGGTATTTAGAGTGCATCAAATTGATTAAAGGCGAGCGGTTCAAGTGAGCGACATCGACGATCTCAATATCAAAACCATTAAAAGCTGGAAAGAGTTCGAGGCCGAACTCGCCCAGCTTGGTGAAGACCTGCGCGAGCAAATCGAGCTGGAGTGTGAGGCGTTTGATGTTGATCCAGTAGCTAGCAAAGAGCGCCGAGAGCGGGCGTTGTTTGATTACCAGTTTTTTTGCCAGACTTATTTTCCGCACTATGTGCCTACGCCGCACTTCAGTCTGTTTCACCAATATATTTTCGAGGCATTTCCAAAGGCCATAGATAGCTTTGAGGATGCCAGAAACGTAGACGAAGCACCACGTGGTGAGGCTAAATCAACCTATGAGACGCAACTTGGCTCATTGTGGTGCATTTGTCGAGGAACCTATATTGATGATTTGATCAAGGCAGGAAAGCTGCCAAAAAAAGCGCGCAAGCACATGATCGGCATCATCATGAACACCGAAGAGCAATCTGCGGAAATGCTTGAGAGTATTAAAGCCGAACTGGATACCAACCCTCGCCTGGCAATGGATTTTCCAGAGGCTACTGGTCGTGGCCGCGTATGGCAGGCAACTACTGTTGTCACCGCAAACAATATCAAAATCCGTATTGGCGGCACGGGTAAAAAAATCCGCGGCATGAAGCATGGTCCACATCGTCCAGACCTGATTTTTCTTGATGATTTAGAGAACGACGAAGAGGTCCGCAACAAAGCACAGCGTGACAAGGTGGAAAAATTCGTATTATCCGCAGTGCTTGGTTTGGCTGGTCCTGCTGGCGGGATGGACGTTTTTTGGGTTGGTACAAGCTTGCACTACGATGCGGCTATTAATCGTGTCTCACGTGCGCCTGGATGGACACGCAAAGTTTTTAAAGCGATCACAAAATGGCCTGACCACATGAATTTGTGGGAACAATGGGAAGCCATTTACAAAAGCGGCAGCACAGATGAAGACCGTGCGATGGCAAAGATTGAGGCTCTGGCATTTTATAAAGCCAACGAACTTGCCATGAACAAAGGCGCTGTTGTTAGCTGGCCGGAGGTAAGACCTTTATATCGCCTTATGTGCATGCGTGCAGTGAATCACACCGCATTTAACCAGGAGCAGCAGAACGAGGCTGGAAACGACGAAAGTGCACCATTTAAAACACTGCATTTTTGGGTTAACAGGTTGGCTGACTGGTTATTTTTTGGTGCGCTTGACCCATCGCTTGGAAAAAAAGGGACTGGCCGTGATCCTTCAGCGCGTCTGGTTGGTGGCTTAAATCGAGAAACTATGGTGCTTGATGTGGTTGAGGCGCGTGTTTCACGATTGGTACCTGATTTGATTATTAGTGATTTGATTGATTGCCAAAAGGAATATTTTTGCCTTGCCTGGGCAATTGAAACAGTTCAGTTTCAGGAATTTTTATACACAGAGATCATTAAGCGTGCGGCCTTAGCGGGCATCGCTTTTCCGGCTGTTGCAGTGACACCGCACACAGATAAAGACCTGCGCATCATGAGCCTGCAGCCTTATGTCACAAATGGGCAGATCAGGACCCATGCAAATCACACAACGTTTAATGAGCAATTGCAGTTTTACCCAGAGGCTGACCATGACGACGGCCCTGATGCGTTGGAAATGCTTAAAAAAATTGCTTTTGAATATGGTGGTGAATGGTCTTATACCTCTGGTGGGACTTCTCGCACTCATAGACGCAACACAAGTCGATCAGCTGACGACGATTATATGGACGATTAAACATGGCAAAAAACAGACACCGCCGCGCCGCGCTGGCAAAACAAAACGCCAGCCGCCCAACGCCTGACACAGATATGCAAACTGGCCCACGCTCTAGCCTGGGCCATACGCTCAACTATGCCTCGGTGATCACGGTACCACCGGCACGGCTGGCAAGTGCATTTGCAATGGCTGACCAAGGCCAGATCACTGAGCAAAGCAAACTGTTTAACCTGATTGAAGAGCATGACTCGCACATTTTTGCTGAAATGGCAAAACGCAAGCGCGCGATTACTTCTCTGGGCTGGCAGCTAGAGGCACCAGACGACGCCACCGATAGCGAACTCAAGCGCACTAAAGAGCTTGAGCAGATGCTGCGTGAAAATAACGGTTTTGAAACCATGCAGTATGACTTGGCAGACGCTACCGGCAAAGGCTTTGCCATGGTTGAGATGGAATGGAAAAAGGGTGACGTCTGGTTGCCAGAATGCTACCACTATGTGCCACAGCAATTGTTTGTCACCGACCAGGACACTGCCGAACTTAAATACAACGGCACTGGCTTGCCGGAAGCGCTGATCCCGTTCAAGTGGATCAAGCACATTCACAAAGCAAAGTCTGGCTATTTAGAAAGCTCAGCGTTGTTCAGGGTGCTGGCCTGGACATACGCTTACAAAGCCTACAACGTGCAAGACATGCAGCGCTTTTTAGAGCTGTATGGCTTGCCGCTACGCTTGGGTAAATATCCGCCTGGCATTGGTAAAACCCAACGCGATGAACTGCTGCGCGCTGTGCGTAGCATCGGCAACGATGGTGCCGGTGTGGTGCCTGCCAACATGACGATTGACTTTATCAAGGACACCTCGCGCGGCTCAATTGCTGACTTTCTGGACGCCATAGCCTATTGGGAGGAAAAGCAATCTAAAGCTATTTTGGGCGGCGACCTGGACGGTAAAACCACCACCGAAGCGCGCATTATGGTTTATGACAAAGTGCGCCGCGAGATCCTGTTGCACGACGTGGGCAACATGGAGCCGACCATGGATCAGCAGCTGATCGCACCGATTGATATGTATAACGGCATGTTTGAGCCAGGCCGTAGACCTAAATTTAAGTACCTGACACAAGAGAGCGTGGACCAGCAAAAGATGGTCACCGTGCTTGAAAAAGGCGTGGCGCTTGGAATGGAAATCGAGGTGGAATATGCACACGAAGTTATGCAAATACCGCGTGCCAAAAAAGGCGCGGCGCTGCTTGGCAAGCCTGCTCAAACCACACCTGCCGAAAATGTCGACAATAAAAACAAACCAACAGACACGCCGCCTGCGGACCCGGTGCAGGGCGCACTCAGCCGCTTGGCCGCACTGGCAAAAGCTCAGGGAACACAGGCTGAGTTAACCGACGCCTACACTGCGCAACTGGCCGCGCTGGGTGCCAAACATGAGGCGGCGCTGGTGCAAAAAATTGCTGCAGTGGTGGCCGAGGCCGGTGACTTTGACCAGGCTATTGAAGGCATGGAGGCGCTGGCTAAGGAATTTAACGTGCCAGCACTAGCCGAGGTGATTGCGTTGGGCATGGCGGCGGCCAATTTGGGCGGTAGGAGTGAGGTGATCGATGGCGCGTAGAAATTATCCTACTGCATGGCATCAATGGTTCAATCAAATCGCAATCATCTTGCATGGTGGTGATAAAAAACCTGTTGTTGTGCATATCAAAGGCGTGAACTTACACGGTGTGTTGATTGCAGAAGCTATCAACCAGTCTGTGACTCATTTCACCACACCATTGCGTTGCATTCAGTATTCGCCACGGATGTACAAAAGGTTGCTATTGCTCAGTCAATACCGTTGTGCCGCTGGCGATATGAGCAATAAACGCAGGGAGCTATTGGGTATCGCATCAAAGCCAAATAAAAGAAGCCCGCAGGAGGTATGCTAAATGCAAGGCACCAGACTACACAAAAGTAAAGGCGTAACAGACCTACCTTATCGAATCTCATTGATACCTGGTGCTTATGGTTCAGATAATGGCAAAGACTGGTACTGCTGCACACCTAATGGCTTGTTTGGCAACATTAGCGGCCACCAGGTGACAGAGCATGCTGACGGCACTATCACCGTGTCACCTTCAATCTTATGCACAGCAAGTCACGAAGGTAAGAGCTACCACGGATACCTTGAAAAGGGCGTATGGCGCGAGTGCTAATCATGCTTGCTCTATTTATATTTTGTCTCTGGTTTTGCTTTCTTAGGCACTGGATCAAGTGGCTTACGTTTAATCACGGTCAGATCGTCCTGTTCACTAAAGCTGTCTCGCTTAACGCTAAAAAAGTCACCTTTGCCGCTTGGGCCAGTCTTAAGGTCGGCTTTTTGTCTTTGTTGCTCTTTATAGGTTTCATCGCAAGAGCGTTTGCCATGCTCAGTCCACTCATAGCCGATCAGCGTCTCAATAATCTGGTCGTTGTCTTTCAAAAACTCAATGATCTCAGGCGCGATATCGGTGTGGTTACCAATATTGATTTTGAGCATTGCAGCGTATTGAGGTTTGGTTAAATACATGGATAGCGCAGTACAGTTACCGTTTAAGCAAGCGATAGAATTTTATCGCGACAAGATCAAACTGCCCACCTCTGGCTGGACGGATATCTGGCAGCAGCAACACAGCAAGGCGTTTGTGATCGCCGGGGCGCAAAGTGATGCGCTGCTTGAGGATATGTATAACGCGATTCAGGACGCCAAGCAAAACGGCGGTGGCTATGCTGATTTTAAAGAGCGTTTTAACGACATAGCAACCAAGCACGGCTGGTCATATAAAGGTGCGCCTGGCTGGCGCAGCCGCGTGATTTACGACACCAATATTACGCAGTCATACAACGCTGGGCGATATCAGCAAATGTGGGCGCTGCGCCACGTGCGCCCATATTGGCAATACGATCACACCAGCGTTGAAAACCCAAGGCTGCAACACCTTGCATGGGATGGCCTGATTTTGCCTGCAGATGATGCCTGGTGGGATACGCACATGCCGCAAAATGGATGGGGCTGCAAATGCCGTGTGTTTTCGCTGACGCGTACAGAGGCCGAAAAGCAGTGGCAGCAGGCAGGAAAAAGCGGGCCAGACCAAGCACCAGAAATTAAGTATGTGCAAAAGACAGTGGGTAAAAATGGCAGCCAGCCGCGCACAGTCTCAACACCTGAAGGCATAGACCCTGGCTTTGGCTATAACCCCGGCAAGGCATACTTGGAGCCGCTCACGGTGCCGCCATTGCAGGGTTATGATGCCGTTTTAAAAGCGCGAGGTGTTAAGTGGCCAACCTCATTTAAAGTGCCTGCAGCGCCTAAGCCGACTGTTATTGATCGCGCAGCGATACTGCCACCGGATACGCCTCCAGAGCAGGCGGTGACTGACTTTTTAGACGTTTTTGGTGCCGATATGGAAGTTGGCAGCGTGTTTACCGATGCTGCGCAAACATCTGTGGTCATCAGCAAAGCCTTATTTACTGATGGCAGTGGTGACTTTAAATGGCTGGCTAAAGAGAATAAAGCCAACCGGTTGCAGTACATCAACTTTTTAGCAATGACCGTTGCTGACCCTGACGAAATTTGGTGGGTATGGGTTAAAGACAATAAAGAGTCTGGCCGCTGGCGTTTGAAACGTCGATATTTAAAAGCTTTTGAAGTTGATGGCACCAATGAGTATGGAGTGGCTGTTTTTGAGTGGGGGCGTACTGGTTGGACTGGTGCCACAACCTTTATGCAGACTCAAAAAACCGAAGATGAGAAATTTAGGTATTTTGACAAGCAGCGCGATGGCCGCCTGGTCTACAAAAAATAAAAAGCGGCTTGTGCGGGCCGCTTTGATGGATCGGATTTGAGGGCTTTGCACAGCCACAGCTTCGTCACCACAAGGACAGTATATGCTTTTAAAAATTGATTATCAAGACTTCCACCTGCAGCAGGTGATTGGTGTCCTTTCTCATGAGCTGCAGAATCCGCAAAACCTGCTAGGTTCAATTGGTGAATCACTGCTGCGTGTAAACCAAGAGCGTCACCTGGCAAGTCTCGCGCCGGACGGTTCTGAGTGGGCACCACTTAAAGAATCCTCCAAGCTGGAGAAGCGCAAGGGCGGCCCGCTCAATAAAACAGGTGAAATGTTGCAGTCTTTTAATTACCAGGTCGATGATAACAGTTTGTTGATGGGGTTTGATGGCGCACGAAATGCCCAACTTGCATATTGGCATCACACCGGTACCGATCCTTATGTAATTAAACCAAAGAATGGCAAGGCGTTAAAGTTTGGGGATCACATTGTAAAAAAAGTGAATCATCCAGGACTGCCAGCGCGTGAATTGGTTGGATATCCTGAAAGCGATCAACGACTGGTTGACGATGTATTCAACGATCATTTAATGGCTGTTTTAAATCGTGTTTGAAAATTAATTAAATACTATTTAATGGGGATTTATACCCCAATTAAATTTTAATTAATCTCTATTACCCCGTATTTTTATCCCGAATTTCTATCACAACTGTCCAGAAATCAAGATTTTTAATGATTGTGTTTGAATCTAGTGTTTATGCGGCGACCCGGCCAATTTCGCCCGGTTGTGACTGTCCAGATTCCACACCCCCCCTACTCCTCAGCAGGTGCGCAGTATCATTAAAATCTGCAGCATAAGGGGATAACTGAACCACGAACAAACTGATGGTTACCAGTGACATAGTCAGCATGGCCAGGTTGGTTCGGCCATTTTCCAGTAGCAAATTGTAACTGACCAGGATAAAAGTCAGGTAAGTGAGTAACTGCGCCAGCCAGACATTATTCTCTACATCAAGCAGGTAATGCGGGAAACCCAGCAAGCCACATACCATGC